CTGGGAATCAGATTTACTCTATTCCTGTGACTGTCGGTGACCGTGACTGTATGGATGATATTGGGTGCAAAGAGTTATACGGAAACGAGTCCGTGAACGTTTTGGGTAAGGTAGCTCCTTATCAGGCTAAACTTTATAGGACCGATCACTTTTTTTAATCTCGGTATATATAAATGGTCGACATAAGAACACAAGCCCGAAGAAAGGGTATCCGTTTAACGAGAGACAGCCAAGGTAAACGCGTGAAAAAAACGAACGAAGCTTTGCGAAAGGAGATTAACTTACACAATTTAGCAGTCATGAAAAATCGCGTGACTCAAGCCGCCGCTACTATGCGCACGTGTCGTCAACTCGTCAAGAATCGATGTACATGTGCCACGAAGAAAACGAGTCCGGTGCGCGCTCCTCCCCCTCCTCCACCTCCTCGACGTATGCCGACTCCCATCGGACGTCCCGCGATGCCTAGAAACTTGTTGACACAGCTTCAACGGAATTTAAACCGTCGCGGTCTTAGACAAATCGCAAACCGAAACGCGAGGACATCAGTCGCTTAGCTCCAGTCATACTCGGCTTGGACCACAATAGCCATCTAGACCAAAACCCAGCCGTTTTTAAACCAGCTTTAGACCACGTTTCACCCATACGTCCATGGCGTGAGAGATATCTCTTCATACGCGATGGATCTTTATGAATCGTATAATCCGAATAGCCCGCACCCCCAAAATCTACATGCGAACCATCTTCAAAAGTAACTCTGTATTTCTTCTCGGGATTAGGACTTTTTCTGAGCGTTACCTTCATTATTATATGTGAAGAAAATTTTGCATATTCTTTTCGTATCTATACTATATGTCCACGTACGTCTGGATACTCCTCGCACTTTGGGTACTGTTTATTTTAGTTGGAAACTCTATGCGTGATCCTCCCGATAAGTATGATTACCCTTCGATACCTATAGAAAAGCTCGACGTGTACACGACGCCTATAGACATCAAGAAAGAACGTGCGCGCCAGGAAGAGGCCAAGAAACCGAAGAAACCCGAATACACTTTCAGCCCAGATTCCTATGACCGGTTTGCCACTTTTTAATCTAGAGGATTATTAAGATGCAAATAGGCATAATAGGCACGGGTCTATTGGGTCTGGCTCTCGTGAGTTCTGTAATCAACTCACTCAATCCTCGTGTAGAGATGAACCGCGCTCCTTCGATGCCTTTGATAGCAGGTGAAGTAAGTTGGGAAGAAGACTCTGAATCAGAAACCGACGAAGTAATACAGAAAGCACTCGAACACAGAGAAAACCATCCTACACTCGTTAATGGTCCGAGTGAGTATTTCAAAAAAGATTCAAACCCAACCCCGCGCATAAAATTTATAAACTTATCGGATAAACGTGTCAAATTTATCATACACCCCGTGACATGGACAAAATGGTTTTTGAAAAACTGTAAGTGCATGGTACCCACACCTGTCGGAAACGTGGGTATTGAAGGAGATATCGAAAAAGAAGTTGAGAAAGATAAAGAGTGTCGATTAGCACCGAGGTCCGCTTCTAAGAAACGTATACCCGATATATGTGAATTTGCTTTACCGAGCAGTAAAGTATATGTTTCATTGTATATCGATCGAGCACCGGTGTTCGTGGACCGGGAAATGAAAGCGTATGATACTTTTATATGCAGAGACCATCTCGTGGGACGAATTGATAAAGGTAGCGTCGTAGAAATTATTCCATTTAAACAATAAGCTCACTTTGTATCTAAAATGGATCAAGAAATCACTAACCTCATTAACCAACTCCACGATCTCCGCGAAGATTGGCACATGATCGAAGACGAACACAAAATTCATTTGGAAGACATTCGACAGGTCACACGAGAGGCACAGGCTTTGAAGGTTATGCTCGGTCTCTCGTGGGTTATTAACGGCCTTGTCGCGTGGTTTTTTATGGATAGGTCACTCGCCGAAACAATTGAACACACATCATTTTTTAATCATACATAAAGATCTCGTACTAAGTAAACATAAATGAACAAGAAGAAGGACGATACCGGTCCCAGGCTTTCTTTCGCTGAACTTGAGAAATTCCGTGCAGAGTCTCGAAACGCTGCAATGGCTAAGGCTCTTGAGGGAGAAAAGGTTCGATACAAGTCTTCCAGTGATCCCGAAAAGTTCAAGGCTTTTCTCGAAAAGCGTCTCGAGCTATGGGACTCTCTTAAATCGAACGTGATCGAAAACGGACGATTGAAGAAAGGGTTCACTAACAGGTACCACGAGAAGATGTACGATAAGACTAATGAGATCATACAGAATCTACCCTGTTAAGTTCGTCGTCTTGGTACGACAAATCCTTACTTTTCCTTCTAGTTGTAATACTTGAAAAAGCTCCTAACCATCTAGTAACAGCTCGTTTTGAAGAGATAACAGAATTTGTTTCATCGTTCACAACGATACTGAGTCCATTACACACGTCAGGTTTATTCACTTTATCGGGAAACTGAAACTGGAACGCTTCGATAGAAATCGACGGAATATCCGGGGCTTCATCTAACAACCGATCATACTCTTCTCTACATTTCATAACAAATTCTACCACGGGAACCCTGTGCTTTATGTCTAACGAGAGTTCCATATCTATATTCCTATAGAACTTAGACCACTGGACGCACATAGCAGAGTGCGCCTCCGATAAGCTTAAAGCCTGACTGAATTTAGATATACTCGTGAGTATACCGGCTAACACGTTAAGAAATGCGAAGAAGTATTGAATTATCATGATACGAGTTTTCGTTTCATTACTCACTCCATCACTACCACTCGGATTTAATACAGCGAAACCACCTACACCCGTTATAGACGCTATCACTATAGATGGATAAGCGAGCCAGTCGTTTTGTTTTTTATACAAAATCCGAGAGTGGTTATGTAGCCATCGATACCCAGCGGCCTTTTCGGCCCATCGAACTAATAGTTTTTCCTGTTTGTCGCACCATGTACAATTTACAGGTTCCTCGAACGAATTTTTTTCGGACATGGCCTGTGCTTATGTTATGCTCAGATTATTCTGAAATTCTTGCGCAGTGGAACGCGCTAATTTATCGACGAGTTCGTTTTGATAATTTCCGTTATGAGCCTTTACCCATCGCCATTCTACGATCCTCAAGGATTGGACCAATGTGTCAAGCGCTTTCCATAAGTCTTTATTTTTTACTGCGGTGCCGGATGACGTGACCCACCCATTACGTTTCCAGTTCTTGATCCACGAAGTAATTCCATTTTTCGTATAATTGCTATCGGTAAAAATACGCACATCGACGATACCACGTTTTTTACACTCTTGCAATCCCTTTATGATCGCGGTCATCTCCATAATATTATTCGTCGTCTCACGAGATCCGCCAGTCAGTCTGAAATCCGACGCAATCACACCCCACCCTCCGGGCCCGGGATTTCCCAAGCAGCTTCCATCGGTATAGATCTCAAACATACACATACTTATCGTCTATCTTTTATATTGTTAGGAAAAGAAGGATATTCCGATGCTTTCTTAGGTGTCTTACATATCGTATCGCCACAGTGATCTCGATTTTGGTAGACAGAATTTATTGATGCCGAAAGTTCACTACAATTCTTCAGTGACCATCGACCGAGCACTGGTTTTTCTACTCTTAACAACATATCGAAGATTTTCTTAATCATAAGTTACACATGCTTTTTTCTTTTATACCTCAATAAGTGTGTGCTGTCCAAAATAATTGCGCTGGGCCATGAGAAAAGACATAGATGTTTTTTGTTGGTGAATAAAATCATACTGGTTAATGGCCGCGTGAACAGCCGGGCACGGAACGCCCGCAGTCATACAGTGTAAAGCAAAAATGCGTGCATCTAGAATATGCTTGTCCATGATCGCATGAAGATCCTTCGCGATAAGTGGGCACTCGATAATAGTACCTCTCGACCACGCGTTTACCACATCCGTTCTAGAAGCGTTTCTGGTATCCATGAGAGCATACCCCTCTAGAATTGACGCAGCAAACGTGAAACGCAACGTGTTCATCGCGATACTGGGTTTAAATGATGCAGTAACGTTCTGCTTCGTGCGAACAGATTTCACGTACTTACTCGTGATTCGACTATTCACTGCAGAATTGATCACGGGTGTAGGAATCTCATATTCCAATCCAATCTGAGAACACCACAACCCCGTACTGTTCATTTCAGCGACGTCAGAGATCTTATTCATATCATAGTTCTCGATCACCTTCAACGCGGACCGCACGATGTACCCATCCATATCAGTACCGATAGCCTGTTCCAGACTCTTTTGCATACGATCGTTGTCATGGTCGCAATAGGCATATAGATCAGCGACCGCTTGCAGCATACCGTATTCAACTCCGTTATGAACCATCTTTGTAAAATGTCCAATTCCAAAGTCTTCACCCATGTAGGTATGTCTCTTGGCAATCTTGGAAAGAAATGGCTTGTTCATCTCGTATGCATGCTTGGTACCACCGATCATGAGAGCAGGTCCATTGCGAGCACCTTCGGCACCACCTGAAAGTCCTGTACCCAGGTAGTTTATCTTATGAGCCTTGCACCTAGACCCTCGAGTTCTTGACACTCGGTAATGCTCGTTCGAGCAGTCAATGATGGTGTCACTGGGCTTCAAGTGCTTCATCAAAACCCGCACGGTGTCATCGGTCGCCTGACCATGAGGGAGAGCGGTAAAAATAACACGGGGCCATTTCATAGCATCTACCATCTCGCCGATGGAATTGTGACCGTATACATTCTCGGATTGCTCTTCGAGTGCGACAACTTTAGCATGCGTCTTGTTGAACACGTGCAGCTTTTGCTTGTCTTGAATGTTTAGGGCAAGGTTGTTTCCGATAGAACCCAATCCGATCACGCCGACAGAACTCGTCATTGTAATCTACATTGTACGGATTTATTTAAGTTGCTTAAAACGTACCACACTATAGAAGATAGATGCGTCCTATAATGAGTTTATCTGTACCGCGTATTTTCCGCGCACCGAATATTAAGGTGGAGAATTCGGAACAGCCGGAATATAAACCTAGATCGTATAGTCAGTTTATCAAAGGTCTCGAGAAGAAGGAACTTCCACAAGTACTCGTGCGACCCGCGAAGAATCAAGCCGTCTTCATGGAAGAGAATGGAGATTACGGTGACGTGGCCATCGTACAATCCGAGATGTTTTGGGAGAAGCTTATCGACAGCGGTGCAAACGTGAATATAGACACCGCACAGCCACAGAATCTCGCTGAAAACGTGATTGTAGGGTTTTTTCTCTTATACGCTTTCGCCATGTTTCGCGCCTTTTTTGGAAACAGAGACGGCGGAGGAATGGGGATGCCCAATCCTTTTCTGAAGGCTGCAGATTTTGCCATGGAAGAAAATGTAGAGACACGATTCACCGATGTCGAGGGCATCGACTCTGCCAAGTATGAACTGGAAGAGATCGTCGACTTTCTCAAAAATCCCCTTCGATATTCGGGTAGTGGGGCTAAGATTCCCCGTGGCGCTCTTCTCTCGGGATCACCTGGAACTGGTAAAACACTCCTCGCACGAGCTATCGCGGGTGAATCGAACGTTCCTTTCATCCAATGTTCGGCGGCGAGCTTCGTCGAAATGTTCGTAGGTGTGGGTGCTAAACGTGTGCGAGAGCTCTTTGAACAGGCTCGGGAGAATCAACCGTGTATCGTTTTCATCGATGAGATCGACGCTGTAGGTAAGAAGCGTGCAGCTGGACCCATGCCTGGTAATGATGAGCGCGAACAGACGATTAATCAACTTCTTACGGAGATGGATGGCTTTGATGAAAACACTGGTATTGTCGTTATCGCAGCTACCAACCGAAGTGACATTCTAGATGAGGCCCTCCTTCGCCCGGGTAGGTTTGATCGCAAGATTCAAGTCGCTCTACCCAGTGTCAGGGGTCGTAAGAAGATTCTCCAAGTGCACGCTCGAGGTAAGAAGATCGATAAGAACGTGAGTCTTGGAAATCTCGCGAGACAAACCACGGGGTTTTCGGGTGCTGAACTCGCCAACCTGTTAAACGAATGTGCGATTCGTGCCGTGAGAGATGGAGATGGTACAATCACGGAAGCTATCGTGGATGATGTGTACCAAAGACTGATCGTAGGGGCAAAGGGTGACACGGTTTTCACTGGTCACAAGAAGGATGTTATCGCTTTCCACGAGGCAGGACACGCAATCACGGGTGCGGTCATTCCCGGTTACGATCGCGTGCGTAAAGTTTCTATCATTCCTAGAGGTGCAGCCGGTGGTGTGACCTTCTTCCAGCCTTCGGAAGAGGATGCAGAATCTGCCCTGTACACGAAGCGGTATCTCAAGAATCAGATGATCGTGGCTCTAGGTGGACGTGCAGCCGAAGAGCTCATCTTTGGACCTGATAACATTACCACTGGAGCCTCTTCTGACTATGCACAAGTGTACAAAATCGCGCGAGAGATGGTCACCACGTATGGACTAGGTGACAACAGCTTCGATTACCGAAACCTATCCCCTGCCGCTTCACTGATTGTCGACAAGGAGATTAACGATCTCGTAGAGGAGTGTTACAAGCGCTCGAAGGAGCTTTTGTCTATTAACATGCTTGAACTTAAACAATTGAAAAATAAACTTATCGAAGATGAACTTGTAGATGGGTCATGGGTGTATGAACTGTTTGGGGGTGAAATTTCGTGTAACAGTGTAGACAAATGGGACGATGAAAATGTTTCATGTACGTTCGATTGAATCAAACTAAAAAAAGCGTTACAAAACCGAGGGGGAGTCAAAAAGTAAAGAACCTTCATTTTTAAAAAGTGTGTACGAACAACTTTTAAAAGTGAATTTTTTGATATTTTGCAAATACTTCATATGAGTATTTAGTTGGAGAACGCGAGGCCACCCATACCGGACTGGATGCGGAGGACGTTGTAGTTCACGGCGAACATGTTAAGGTTCGTCGCGAGGGCACCGGACTTGGTCTTGATCGCGACCTGAGCGTTATCGATGCGGGAGAAGTTGCAGGTACCGGTCGGCTGGTGCTCCTCGGGCTTGAGCGCGAAGGAGTACGCGTACACACCGGGCACGGGGGAACCGGTGTGGTGCTGGAAGGGCTGGACGGAGTTGAAGTACTTGCCGGACTGCTCCTTGAAACGGTCCTGGCCGTTAAGCACAAGCTTGAAGGTGTCGACGGGACCGGCAGCCTCCTCAGACCAGACAGTAGACGCGCCCCCGGCGTCCTTGTCCTGCACAAGCAGGGGAGCGCCAGAGAGGGCGGTGGGGATAGCAGTGCCGGTGGATACCGCGAGCTGGGCACCAACGTCAGTGGTCACGACCTCATCGGTGGAGGTAAAGTTCCAAAGGTTGGCACGAGACACGGAACCACGGTCGGCGCACCAGACGAGCTCCTTGACGGGGTGGTTGTAGGAGAGGCGGATCTGCTTGGTCTGACCGCCGGCCGCGAGGGCATCAGTGCCGGTGTGCTGCACCTGCTCGATGAGGTACTCGTGACCCTTCTGGGCGAAGCGGCGACGCTCCTCGGTGTCGAGGTAGATGTAGTTGGCGTACACCTTGAAA